TTTCATTGAGTAAATTAGTTCAACTACATCGCTGGATAATGATGTCCCCGAAGGTAATGGTTTTACTAATGGACGATTGAAAGCATATGTTCTGCTAAATTTTGGGACACCATTTTTTACTAGTCTTTTAATTATTGCGTCTGCTTTCATGCTTGTGCTTTTAGTTTTTTTACTTGTTCTAAATGAATAACTTTTATCTAATTCAACTAACTTTTGATACTTTATTTGTTCCAATTCTTCTTTTGTATAAAATTCTTCTTTAGACGTGGAAGCCATATTTATTATAACAATATATAATTTCTAAAATAGTGCCTTTATATTTTCATTATTTTCTTTTACATCACTAGCATATACATATTTTACATAACATCGCAAAGTCATTGCTACATCAATGAGAGAATTATGTAAATCTTTAGGTAATGGTTCATTGGGAAATAATAGTGCATATAACTCACTTAGTTTTGGCATTTTATTATAAACTTGATTTGTTTTACTTAATCTCTCTAACTTACAAAATTCAATTGTATTTTTCATAGTACAAAACTCTGGTTTATGTATTTTTTCATTATTTATAAATTGTGTAAAATATTGTTTAATATTATGTCTAAAACATTCCACAAAAATTAGACGTTTATCAAATGAAATATTATGCCCTACAACAATATCGCACTTTTTCAAACATTCATTAAACTCTTTTAGTGCATGCACAATATTTATACCTTGCACATTCAAAATCTCTCTACTAATATTATGAATGTTTAAACTTTCTTGCGTAATAATAACAGATTCATCTATCTTAATATAATTATTTTTAACTATTGAACTATTATTGGAGAGATCATATAAAATATAACTGAGTTGGACAATATATGGCCACTTTGATTTATCATAAATAGATGCATCCTTTTCAGGTAATCCAGTAGTTTCAGTATCAAATACTAGTACTTTCATTAGTATATTATGAAAGTATGTTTTTAGTATTTATTATTTTAATATTTAAAAAGTATCAATTTTATAATTTTTAAATAGTATCTTGATTTTATAAAATATTTTTGTTATATTTGAGAGATTTTAATAGTTTCATCAATATCGCGATTCCATATAACATGTGAACCAATATATTTTCTTATTGGATTTTCACCATATTCTACATAAAATACTTTATCTACAGTATCATAATCATCATATTTATAATACACTTCTAATTCTGCATAATTATTACCATTACTTAATGGACTATTTGAAACTTTTATACGCATCATAAATACATAATCACATACATATACTTTAAATATATTATTACTATTATCGAGTAAACTATTAGTAGCCATTTTAATCCTAATAATATATATAGTAACAAAATATAAAAACAAAAGTATAATACTATTTATATTAATTATAACAATGCAAATTTTCGTAAAAACACTTACTGGAAAAACTATTACATTAGAAGTAGAACCATCTGATTCTATTGACAATATTAAATCTAAAATTCAGGATAAAGAGGGTATTCCACCAGACCAACAGCGACTAATTTTTGCTGGAAAGCAACTTGAAGATGGGCGAACATTAAGCGATTATAATATTCAAAAAGAGAGCACACTTCATCTTGTATTACGCTTACGAGGGGGATTTTAAATTTATGTTTGTGTATAGTTTCTTGCGTTGTATATTTTTTAAATAAATAAAATATATAATTTAGGATTTTTATGAATTTAAGATTTTATATAAAAAAATAATATATACATATTATATATATAAATGTCAACAGATCATGGCGTAGGTCATGTTGTTTTTTATCATAATGGAGAAGAAAATAGAACATTAGCCATTGTGCATAGAATTTTTTATGAAAAAAAAGAATTAGATATATACTACCTTGATAAAAACTTTGATATACACGAAAAAACAGTAAACATAGATAATATCAGACAAGCAATAAGAGGACCAGGTTCGGGTATAATTGATGTACTGGACAAGAAATACATAGATAATAAAGACCATATTAAAAAGACATTAATATGGTTATCTGATATCGATCTTAATAATTTTACGGAGGTAAATGGAGGTTCTCGTAAAACAAAACGTCACAAATCTAAACGCCGCAAAACAAATCGTAATCGTCGCCATAAAAAATAAAAATCTAATTTAGCAAAACTTTTATAAAATTGTAAATTTATAAAAGTTTTTTATATTTATATAGTGTAATAATGTTTAGTAGTTTATTAAGCAAAACATCTAAAAAACCAGTGACAATGGTTAGAATAGAACCTAGTAATAGCAAAAGTGATGCCTCAGAATGTTATCAACATTTAAGAAGTATAAGAAGTAAGTTACACGATTTTAATTCAACTTTGAAAAAAATTTATTTTAATGTCGGCACATTAACGCGTATTCACGATATAAATATGCTAGCAAATTTGTATGATGTTCTAAATGTTCAAACAACAGCATTACTAGATGATATGCAAATAGAGGAAGCTCGCATTAATTCGTTAATGCCCAGAGGTAATGTTGCAAGTGGTAGACGCCGTAAAGCAACTCGTCGTCGCCGTAAACACTAACACTTATTTTTTTAAATACTATTAATAATTTTTTTTTATAAATTATTAATAACTAAATAAACTTTTATATCTAGTTTGTTCATTTAATTTTGTTCTAATACCCAAAAATTTAAAATATTTATTGGCCAATTTATATTGAAGTGGTTTTTTATTTTGTAATACTTTTAGACGCACTCTCATAATCATTGCAACTTGCCATATTCTTTTATGCGTATATTTTTTATGTTTATATAAATTTTCTAAATGGGCAATAGTATTTTTAACATCCTCCAATGTTGTATATTTTATATGGATTGTATCTTTAGGATTTTTATCAATATATACATCATAAGACAATTTGGGATTTGATGGATTAAAAAAAAATGTTTTTTGCGTTTTATTTTTAATTTTAGTTTTAGTTTTAGTTTTAGTTTTAGTTTTAGTTTTAGTTTTAGTTTTAGTTTTCATATATATTTATTAATTTTATTTTTATGAAATTTACTAACAATAAATATAAAATACAAATTTAACTACAAGGTTGATATAAATTATTAGATGTCTTTGTTGTTGAAATATCTAATGTTGCTCCTCGTGAGCGTTGCGTTTTAAGTCGTTGTGTTTCATCATCAGCAATACGAAAATCCAATGTTCGCTGGTGTGTATATAGTCCAGCATCTTGAATTGGTAATACCCAAGCATCTTCATTGCCTTCATTATGATGAGAATGCCACCAACCTGGAGGTGTAATAAATACGCTGCCTGTTTTCCATTGTGTACTAATTGGATTTAATAGTTCGCCATTTGCACTAAGTTCTTGAGACATTTGCGTATATACATTGCTTCCAAACCTCGCATACACTGCTAAATCCAGTGCTACTGAATTATGTTTATGAGGTTTTTGATTTATGTTAGGACCAATATTATTTAAAAGAGACCATAATGTTGGTGTAAGTGTTCGTGTTTGTGAAGTTGCCTCATTACCCAATAGAATACCACGTCTATTTTTAACTTTGCCATTATTATCTGTATTACTAAGTGAATATACTGTTTCTTTCATAGCATTAGAACTATAAAATGCTGGTTCAAAACGACGTTGAGAACTTGGTTCAACTCCTAAATATTGAAGCAATGGTTCATCATGAACCCAATATAAGGCACAACCACCAAAAAGCGGTTCATAATTACAAGTATGTTTAACACATTGTTTATTTGAATTAGACATAGTACAAACAGATTCAACATCATTACCAAAATAAGGAATTACAAACATATCACCTTCACTCCAACTAACAGATCCATTCCGTGTAAGTGAACTTCCATTACCACGAATAACATAAAATGTTTGTGAAGTAGCTGCAAAAACAACACTCGATTCTAATGTTTCATTTTCAAGAATACGAATAAAATTAGCAAGAAGATTTGGTGAGGTTGCTGGGTAATCAGTTTGTAATTCTCTTGAAAGGTCAAATTGAATAATTGCTGATGATCCTTGTTCATGTAAGTCAGGTGTAAATATTTTAATAGGAACTTCTGACATTATTGGATTTGCATTTGTTACATATTCATAAATACGAACAGAATTAGTCCAATTTGCTTGACTATTATATAAACAACAACTGGTTAAATTGGAAATAATATTAGCAATAAATACTAAATTCGTTAGCATTAACATAGTCATTTTGATTATAATAGTTTTAATAAAGTAAAATTAAAATATAAATCAATTTTTTAAACAAAAAAAATTGATTTAAAAATTATATAAAAAGTCTACACAACATAACATAACATAACATAACATAACATAAGATAAGACAAAACAATGAACAAGTCAATGGATGCTAAAACAGAACTCAAACCTTTGCCTAAGTTGACAACACTATTGCCACCTTTTTGTGGTTTTATGATTGATGATATTGTGACTTGTAATATATGTTTAGAGGACAATGATGGAGCTATTGAAGTAGATGGCTGTATTTCAGGAAGAGGTAAGCGAAGACTTATTACAGCATGTGGTCACATATTTCATAAAAAATGTTTACAACCATGGACTCGTGCACTTAATAAAGGTTCATTATGTGGACTAATTACTTGTCCGTATTGCAGACAACCTGTTTATATGGATGAGCAAAGTACTGAAACAAAAAAAAAACAATTTGCAGCACTAGCGCAATGTGATTGCTGTCCAAGACATCAAAGAGATAAACCATTGTCTTATGAATATGACCCTGATTTAGATAACAGAACTATGTCAAAAGCACAAGAAACTGCTCTTAACACTCTTTCAGCTGAAGACTATAAAGATTGGTGCCAAACTAACTCATGGCGTCGAATGGATGAACGTGAATGGTGCGATTGCCATTGTAGGACAAGAATGCGAACAATGGTTCGTCGCATTCCGCCTCCTATTCCACATGACTTGTTTAATAAATAGTTTAATCTCTCAAAATAATCAAAGAATTTTTTTAAAATTTTAATATAAGAAACTATATAAAAATTTAATTAGCAATATTATTATTATTAGTCAATGCACAATGAATCAATTAAATAAAGTTAGACTATGTCTTTTTTTAAACACTTGCTTGGTATTATTTATAGGATTTTATATAACAAATTTCGCAAGTGATTCTAAATATTTTCGTTTTGGACCAAGCGAGGATTTTATATTTATAAGCGTTCAAATTAACACTACACAAAAATATTGTAGTTTATTAACATTAATATTTGTAAATGATATAGTTAGAGTTATTATTCAAGAATTTGGAGACCCAGTATTATATATGAATGTTTATAATCCGGATAAAAAAGAAATAACTGAATTTAGTAAAGCACAATTATATTTTTATGCAAATTCTATGTTTTTAATAAATAATATTAGATATATTTTTACAATATTAATTAGTGTAACACAAATAGATATTGCTTTATTTTCAGTACTAGTAGAACAAGTAATAGTTATTATTACAATTAAAATGCTACTTGATGAAAAAAAATTCATAAATAAAAAATCATTGTTACACAAAGAAGTTATTATGCTAGACATTGAAATGAACAGTATAGATTCTAAAAAATAAAAATATAAACAACAAAAATATTGTTATAGTAATAAAAAATTGAATTGCTTTTTTATTTAATTGAGTACTAGCCTCGACAAACTATATAAAGCAACTATGGATAGCAAAGCAATTATGGACTTGATGACTGCCGAAGAGCACACTGAAGAGGTGAAGGATGCTATTGCTTTTGTTATGGGAGGTATTCAGCGCTACATGGTTATAGCACATCTTCCTGAAGGTTTGCTTAAAATCATGAACATGTGGGCAAGAAGAACTGAGTGGTATGACGAGGATGGAGACCCAAAGTTTGAGAAGTGTTTGTGGAAAGTTGTGTCTCACGAAATGAAGACCCGTGTGTTTGACCTTTTAGTGAAGTGGATGAATGAGGATGATGGCAAGATGCCCGAAAAAAAGGATTTGTATTATGCTCTGGGCACCGCATCAAATAGTTTGTATTATTATCATAAGAAGTTATGGCCAACTATGGGTCTCGAACTGGAGTCCGAGGCTTGGCAATGGGTTTTAGAACATGGAGAGCACGACCTCATAGAGAGTGGAGACAGTGGATATTTCCAGTATTACGACAATATAAATGGGGAGGTGTGCTATCATTTGCCTCATATTCCTAAACCAAATCGCTTCTCAAAATATGAAGACAAAGAGGAAGAATTGGAATATGAAGAAGAGGAAGCAGGTTGGGTTTGTGTTGGTGTTAACACTCTTGTGCCATGCTAATAACTAGAGACTAGCATGTATTGTGTATTGCATATTTTTTTATTAAAAATTTATTATTATACTTTATTAAAATTGAAATCATTTTTTATTTAGTTAAGTGCTAGTCTACTACAACTATACAAAGGAAAACAAGAGAACAGCAACTATGACACAATGCAAGGTCGACTTGGATGTCCGCATTAATGCTTTGTATGATGATGAGACTAACGCACCTATGATAAATGATGCAATCAATGTAATAGTAAATACTATTCAAAGCGAGATTATTACACACAATCTTTCTAGGCATTTGAAGGCTATTATGAATAGTTGGATAAGAACACATTCGTGGTATAATGAAGATAAAATATCAAAGTTTGAGCATTGTCTTCGAAATGTAGTGTCTAAGGAAATGAAAAGTCGCGTAGTTGACCTTTTAAAAATACGATATAAAGAGTATGAGAATGGACTTGGAAGTTCTGTCAACGAAGATGATTTGGCTTTAGAAGTGCTTCGCGTGTCTATGTCTCAATCGACTAGTAACTATTTTTGGGATATCGATGCCAAGTTGACATTGGAAGCAGATCACTATCGACGAAGCAACAGAGAATGCCTAATACAAGGAGACTGTGATCGTCCTTTTTCGTGGTTTTGCAAACGAACTATGTCAACACAATTTCACTTGCCTCATCTTGCTAAGCTCCCCAAGAATGTAATCCCATTAGAAGTATTAGCTCGGGACTTTAAGCATGTCCAAGGTTGGGATTGCTCTATTTGCTTGGAAGTTGATTCTATTGAATTTGTTAATTCTCTTTGTGTTAGAACCGCTTGTAAACATATATTCCATATGGGATGTTTAGATAATTGTAAACGTATATACTTACAACAAAAAGAAAATCACAATAAGACTTGTGCTCCATGTCCTTTGTGTCGTGCTCCTATTTATTAGAGACTTATGTGTATTATATTGTCTTGTATTGTCTTATAAAAATAATTTTTTATTTTTTTATAAAAAAAAAAACAGTTACTATACTTTATTAAAATTGAAATAATTTTTTATTTAATTAATTAGTAGTCTCGGTAATATATATAAAGCATTATGGATAGCACAATGATTGCCGAGATTCGGTGCTTGTTTGGCGCTCTTATTATTGACAATGTGTTGTTTCGAACTATGATAAATATGAAACTCGATAAAATAGTAGCTACTATTCAAAACAAGTTTGATGTGAAGAAACTTCCTAGGGAATTGGAGGCTATCATGAATTGTTGGATAAGAACAGATTCATGGTATGTTGAACACGGAGTGTCTAAGTTTGAGGCTTGTTTGGAGGAAGTCGTGACCGATGAAATGGTTAGACTCATGATTGACTTTTTATTGGGAAGGAAAAATGCTCTACAAGGCATAGAGAGTCTTAATGAAAGCGATTTATGTGATGCTCTGAAACATGTGTCAAATGTTTTGTCTACTATGGAGTGGGAAACAGAAACTATCTTTACATACTACGCAATGTGCTGGGCACAAAATTTTAAGGATCGCATTTTGAGTTGTGACTATGTTCATGATTTTTCATGGGTTAGCAATAAAACAGGAGAGACACATCATAGCTTGCCTCATGTTTCTAAGTGCGTTAATAATGTAGATTTAGAACCATTGTTTGACGACGCACAATATGAAACAGAATTGTAGTTGGTCTATGTGTTATTAGAGGTTCATGGTAAGGTATTATATGTGTCATAAAAAAATATTTTTTTATGACAGTATGTTTATTGTTTTACTAACTTCTTAATAATTCACTATTTCCTTAAATGTTATCCTTGACTTTATAATAACATCGGCACGACATAATGGGCAACTAATTTTTGGTTGTGTTGTATTCTTTTTAACAGCATCATCAAACATTGGATATATGCATTTTATATGAAAACTATGCTTACATAAAGTTGTAAAAATAGTATTAATGTCTATTGGGTCTAAACAGATTGGGCAATCATTTTCACAAGCACTACATAATGGTTCTGTTTCTGCTACTTTTATTACTTTTGCTTCTTTAAGACTACAAATAATAGCATATATTTGGTTTTTTATGTCAAAACAATCATCTTTGCTATTTAGTAAATCCAATGTTTTATCATATACATAATGACCAAATAGCATAATCCAGTTATCTTTTTTAAACTCATCAACAAGCAACCGTAGTCCAGTAAAATCATTATGTGCGGATGCTTTAAAAGTTACATAATGAAAAATTTTTAAGCGATTGTCAACTATATATTCATACAGTTCGCATAGTTGGGCATGTGGTACATTTAACCCTTTATAACCACCAACTTTATCTAAAAATAACGTATCAACAAACAATAAAATCGCATAATTAGTCTTTAATTTAAAATCATCTTCACAATAATAATGTTTACTAGTTAATGTCTTATAAAAGTTCTCAATATTTTGCGTATTCAATATTTCATTTAACAAATAATTAGTAAGTACACAGAACATTGTTTCTTATGTCGTAACTTATAAGATTTCTTTTTTATTATGCTTAAAAAAGAAATCAATTTTTTTTTAAGTATAATAGATATAAAATACAAAAATACAAAAAAAAATTGATTTCAAAATTTTATTATTTTACAATTAAATTATTATACTATGTCTACTATGTTTTCAAATAAAATGCTCTACATTCCGGATTATGTTATTTATGAAGATATTCCTACTATTATTAAGTATTTTGAAGATTTCAATATTGCTAAAATTAAGAATGTCCAAGTTTATAAGCATCATGAAGCAGAATATTATTCTGAAGACCAATATGATTATGGTTATGGTTATGCTTTAGTTGAAGTTGATTACTATTATTATAATCAAGGCGCGCATAATTTTTATAATGCTATTGAAAATAACAAATGCCGAATGGTATATGATGACCCATTATATTGGGAAGTTCAGTTTAGTCCATTTAAAGAACATGCTATGCCATTAGTAAGTGAAATCGATACATCGACTATTTATAATTGTGATTGTAGTCCAACTACTCATATTGAAAACGATGTGTCTGAAAACGATGTGTCTGAAAACGATGTGTCTGAAGAAGAAGAAGAACACTATTATTCTTCAAGTTCTGAAGAAGATGACCCAAAAGACCCTGATTATGTAGATGAAGAAGAAGAATCATCAGATGACGATTACAACTATGAAACATATAAGCAAAATTATTCTAGTTTTAAGAGTAAGCAAAAAGCAAAGAAACAAAAGTTAACAAATGAACTAAATGAAATGAAAAAGACAATTGAAGTTATTAAAAATAAGCAAGAAAAAATGCGACTACTATTAATTCACAATAAGAAATCAAAATCTAAAGACAAGGAGTATAAAACTAACTGGGCAAGGCGTCTTCGAGTCATCTTTTAATCTTTATAAAATTCATCATCATTAATGGGTGCTTCTTTACAACAACCATAAGTTGTGCGATGCCATTTACTAATTCCATAATTTTTTATTCCTTCCATATGTTTAGATGTTCCATAACCTTTATTTTTTAATAATCCATAATAAATATTTAGTTTAGGAAAGTTAATACACATCTCTCTAATATATTTGTCTCGCTCTACTTTAGCCAATATAGATGCTGCCGCAATTGAGCAAAATTTATTGTCTCCACCTTCAATCAAAATATGATTAATTTGTTTAATAATATTTGTTATTTCACAATAATAAGTATATGCTTTAAAATCATTACCATCTACTAATAAGTAATAAGATTCATTAATATTTAAATTAGCACTAGCATTGTTTTGCTTAATTAGTTCACCTATTGCTTTATGCATAGCACATAAAGTAGCTTGTCTAATATTTATAGAATCAATTGTTTTTTCATCTTCATATGATACACTCCAAAATAACGCATTTGTTTTAATATAATCAGCTACTTCATTTATTTTTTTTTCGGAAGTAAATTTTTTACTATCTTTTAATAATTCATATTTAAATTCATCATTATTAGGCAAAATAACAGCAGCACTATAAACTCTTCCAAACATAGGTCCTCTTCCTGCTTCGTCAATACCTATTTCCATAATACTTGAATTATTATATTTCTTTTGAAGACAATTTACAGATTTAATAATTTTCGACATTTAAAGTTATAATGAAAATTTTTATTATATATTTAATATAATATAATATGACACTCAATTTTAAAAAAAATAATTTGTTAATAATTATGTTATTAATATTTGTAATATTGTCGTGTATTGTCTTCATAAATATGTCAAATGTAAAAGAATCTTTTGATAATTTTAATAGCACTAATAAAAGATATTTTATATATATGGCAAATGATACAAGCTATAATTATTATAAATTAGATAATAATAAATATAAATATAAATTATCAACTTTACCAAGTGGATTAATATTAGAAACTTCAAATAATGTAACCTCACAAAATAGAAATTTGAATAATTTTAGAGAGAGAAATATATTAATAAGTTATTATAATACAGAAACCGATATATCATTATTAAGTATTAGAGGAGCTACAAACATTATGCTAGATATAAGTACTATACCAATTACAAATATTTCAAATATTAAAACAATGAATATGATATTTTTAGAAAATTCAGGGAACTTTTATGATTTAAGTAATCAAAAATTATCGAAATTTCATATGAAAATAGATGGATTACCTGTTATAGTGAATGGCAGTATTGTTCAATCACCTTTGCCAGACAATAATCCAAGAAACAATAATCCAAGAAACAATAATTCTAGAGAGAATAATTTTTATAATGACTTTAATTTATATTTATTAAAGCAAGGTGCTTTTGGTGCTAATTATATTCCTCCAATATATAATAATTTTGAAACAGCAATGAATTTGCCATCTAATCCAATAGTAAATCCTATTAATACAATGAATCCACTAGATTATGCTAATTCTTTATTTGGTCCAAATATATCGCCTACTATGATATCAAATATGTGCTTGAATCAAAATGTTGCTAAAGTTACTGATAGTAATACAATACTAAGAGAATCAAGCAATAATTTATTGTCAACTTTAGGAAATAGTAATTCTAATAGACGAAACAATGTTAACAATTCTAACAATTCTAACAATTCTAACAATTCTAACAACTTAAACACTTCATATAATAATATTAATAGAAATCAAAACTTTATGAGAGAAAGTTATCCTCCATATCAACCACCACAAATGTTTTCTGATTCTATACATGAAAATACAGATTCTGAATCTATACCCAGACCTGTATTAACAGATTTTAGTTCGTTTGGTATGTAAAAATTATTAATATTTATATTAATATATAGGCATTATAAGTCAATATATTAATATATAAATATATAAATATTTTTGATATACTTGTGTCTCAAATATTATGAAGCTATTAAACAATAGTTTTATCATAATATTTTCATGTAAGTATTATTGTTAATTGTTTGGTTATAATAAATTATTTAACCGCTAATTATATTTTCGCCTCATCCTCCTCGTTGTTTTGTATATTTATTTTTTCGTGTAAGTTTTTTTACTAAATTTAATAATCTTTTTCTGGATAACTTAGCAAAATTTTTAATGCGGGAAAATCTTTTAGAGCGACTATGTTTCATTTATATTATATAATAATATTTTTATTTTATCATATAATATAATATAATTCTTGATTTTCCTATTATATTATATTTATTTTTATTTATTTATTTTTATTTATGTTTTAAGCATCTTTTGTCTATGTTAAAAGTTTTACATTTTTCTTCTTGTGGAACAATTTTTATTATACATTTAGATTTTTTACCATACATAGGTGTTGTACACCCTTTTTCTTTATTTTTTTTTGTATAACTAAATACTTTAGGTTTATCAATAGTACATCTAGATCTAAAATGTTCATAATTATCACGCACTTCGCAATATGTTAAACCTGAGTTTTTACCTAACAGTTTATTAATTTGTTCATGTAAATTAAAAATATAACGCGAAAAATTGTTTCTATTTTCAAATATTTTATCAGTCAATGGAAATTTTTGAAAATTTTTTTTTAGATTTATGCGACAATATTTACAAGGTAGTGTATATTGAAAATTTAATAATAATTGCTTATATTTTTGTTTTTGTATTTTTGTAGGATTAATTGGATAATTAAAACTCATTAAATGTAAATAATGCCACAAACTAGGACCCCATACACTTGTTAGCATACCATCGCCACTTTGATAATCTTTATTATTATATATTGATTTGTTATTGTTATTTTTTTTGGATTTGTTCATAGATGTAGTTTTTTTTTTATTTTTATATGTTTTATATGTTTTTATCATAGTATACTAATAATAAATAATAAAATAATTATTAAAAATAATATGTTAAATACTTATAAAATTATTTATTAAACATATATAAATAATATGTTTAATCATAAATTCAATATTTATTTAGAAAATTCTAAAAATACTGTTAATGGAATTATTAAAGATAAAAAATCTCTTTTATTAATAGCAATATTAATTATAATATTTACAAGCGTATTTATTTTTGTATATAATAAATATATTAAAAATATAATTATAAAAGATCATTCATTAAATAGAGAATTTATTAGCAGAGACAAAACTAGTACAAATGATGTTTTAATAATGTTTTTTTTTACAGAATGGTGTCCCTATTGTAAACAAGCATTACCAGAAATAAAAAAATTTGAAGACTATATAGCTACTCAAAATACTAAAAATGACTATATAATTACACTAACAAAAATAGATTGTGATAAAAACTCCACTATTGCGGATAAATATAAAGTAGAAGGTTATCCCAGTATAAAACTAATTTATAAAAACGAAGTTTATAATTATGATGCTAAACCAAATAAAGCTAATTTAATAAAGTTTTTAGAAACGTCTATTGTTTAATTAGCTATTTATAATTTAGTTATTTAGTATTATTAAAGTATTATCTTCATTTGTAGTAGAATTATCTAAAGTATTATCTTCATTTGTAGTAGAATTATCTAAAGTATTATCTTCATTTAAAGTAGTATTATCTTCATTTGTAGTACTATTATCTTCATTTAAAGTAGTACTATTATCTTCATTTGTAGTACTATTATCTTCATTTAAAATAGTATTATCTTCATTTAAAATAGTATTATCTTCATTTAAAGACGCTAACATTTTACTAAATTTCTCTCCTTGTATTTCACCTAATTTTACTAAATATTCTCTCTCCGTTTCTGTTTTAAACGCATAAGACCAATATTTCAAATCTACAAGTTGTTCTGTTAAACATATATTTATACTATTTTTAATAGTAATAAGATTTTCATTTTCAATTATAGAAAGTTTATTAAACAACGTTTTTATAATATAAATCAAATATTCAAAAAAATTGGCCCGTTCATTTATTTGATAACTATTAGAATCCTGATTATAATTATTTTCCTTATAAAAATTATTACATAAATCAATAGGTTGTCTTTTATCGTTTGTAAAACATAATATTTCATCATAGCAACATTTTTTATCAAATATACATTCATTTATTGGGCAATTTACAAAAATACCTCCATCCAAATAATAACAATTATTAATATATAATGGAACAAACAGTACAGGAATACTTGAAGACATATAAAGAGCATTTATTAACTCCAAATTTGGAGTATTAATATAATTAAGTTTTTCTTTTTTAAAACTTGTCAAATTACAAGTATAAATATTGAATTCTATGGCAGTCAAATTATAGAATTCTAATAATGTAATAGTTAATGGTATTTCTTTAGCAAGAAATAAAGGTTTCAAAGCGTTAATGATAATTTTTTTATTAACAATACCTTTATCATAGAATATGTTTAAATACGCACTATAAGAAAAATTTACTAACTTTTCCCATGGTCTTTTAATAAAAAAATCATCTATCCATGTCCACTCAAAATTCAATATATATATAAATGCTATAATACTTCCTATAGATGTTGTGTAAATAGATTCAATATTTTTATAATTTATCATGTTATTATTACTTAAATATTTTAAGGTTCCATATTCAACTAATCCAATTGGACCACCTCCACATATAACTAAGTGTTTAATTGTTTTCATTAATTGAATATTTAATAATTAATGAAAATAAATTTTTATATTTTTATATTTTTATATTTTAAAATATTAAAATATGTCATCAGATTTTTTCTATAATTTTTCAAATAAAATAGATAATGAAGATGAATCTCTAAAATTAAATTTAGATGAATTATATAATAAAAAACAGCAACAAGATTTAAATGTTTTAAATAATTACAATAAAATCTTACAAAGAATACATAACAAAATTAAATATGTTTCAAAAAATATTGTTAATGATAATTGTTGTTGGTATTTAATGCCTGAAATGGTAATAGGTGTTCCAAAATACGATTATAAAGATTGTACAGCATACACTATTGATAAATTACGAACAAATGGATTCGTTGTAAGATACACGCACCCTAATTTATTATTTATAAGTTGGAAACACTGGGTTCCAACATATGTGCGCAATGAAATAAAAAAGAAAACAGGAAATGCTGTTGACGAATATGGTAATATTATTAACAATGACGATACAAATGATAACAATAATAATGCTGCTTTTAATATAGAAAATAAAGACAATATATTATTTTCAAATAATAAACAAATTAAAAATATAAATACTTCATCAAGTAGTAAAGAATATAAAGATGTTAAGTCTTATAAACCATCTGGAAATTTAATATATAATAATAGTTTATTAGAGAAATTACAAATCAATTAATAAACAATTTTTGAAATTTTTTTATATTAATGTTTTTTACGCAAAGTCTCAAGTTTCTTGAATTTTTTAAATTTCTTTTTACCTGTGCGAACTTTCTTAAATTTATTTCCCTCTCCAAGTGGTTGAACATAAATTACTCCATTTTCATCTTGACTTAAATGAAGCCACCCTGTTGATGATTCATCTTCATAAATAAATTTTACAGATAAATGGGGAGGATTTGGAAATGTTCTATGTTCATTGCCTCTTATTTCAATAGTTACATTATCGGCTATATAATTATTAAAAAACCACTCTGCTATCCAAGTAGGATCCTCCTCATAAATAGCATTTTTGAATCTTGTAAGAACAATATTATAATGTCTTACTATATTAATTGTTTGCATATAATATAATATTATATTATATTTTATAATATTATGTTTTATAATATTATGTTTTTATGATTGTTACTTTGATGTAATAATTATTTGCGAGTATATTTTTTATTTTTCTTATAATTTTTATAATTTTTATAATTTCTTTTTCTTGTTTTGCCACCTTTAATATCTGTTTCAGTTTCATCATTATTAGTAGCGCTAAGTGTAACACCATATTTGTGTAATAATAATGTTCTAATTTTATTAACAATGTTATTTAATGATTTTAAAACATCAATATGTAAATCTAATAATATATTTTTTGTTTGCTCTGTAAGATCTACTATTTTGGCGTATGTTAAATTTGGATTAATATTTTCTATTTCATTAGTTCTAGGATTAAATTTTATTAATTTTTTTATTATTGAATCATATAATTTATTTCTATTTTTAAAATAATTTGTTATCATTTTTTGTAAAAACCCCTTAACACTATTTAAAATAGTTATATTCATTAACTCTGAGTAGTTATTAGTTTTACAATAGTTTTCAATAAATGCTATATTTTCTTGTGTAAAGCATTGATGTGATGCTTTAATCTTCTTAGTATTGTCGATTGTATTTTTTTTATATTTTTTATCTATTTCATCTAAATAATATGAAGCATCATTTTCTAAAGTATCTGATGTTTTCAATCTTAAAAATTTAAAATTATTATCATTAAATATAAGTGAATTTTTTGAAATAAAATCTGGTAAATATAACTTATTTGAGCATATATATTCTAATAATTTTGGTAACTTGCTAAGTAAATTTTCATTTTTTAAAGTATTCAAATTTTTATTTAAATAATCCGCAGTAAAATTTTTTGATGTTAATTCAATTTCTGTATTTTCAAATAATATTACAAATATTGAATAAAAAACATTATTTGATGTTTGTAGTCTCATTATTCTTTGGGGTAAATACTCATCTGGTGCTTCATATTTTATATCCTCTTTTTTTTTAGAAAAAGGATTAAGAAAATCAAAAATTCCAGCACCACCACTAAATTGAGTACTAGGTTGCTGTTGCTGTTGTTCTTGCTGTTGCTGTTGCTGTTGCTGTTCATAAGAATTTTGAATTGGAAATTCTAATCCTTGTGCTATATCATTTTTGTCTTCTAATTCTCTTTGATGATTAAATTCAGTTGCTTGTTTTGTTTCAAAATTATTTAAGTTTAGATTAGTAGGTTGTGTCATACTTGATGGTTCAAATGTTGATGGTCTTTCAAATTGATTAGTAGGTTGTGTCATAGTTGGTGGTCTTTCAAATGGATTGTCTTGTGGTTGTGTCATAGTTGCTTGTCTTTCAAATTGATTATCTGGTGGTCTTTCAAATGTTGGTGGTCTTTCAAAGTGATTATCTGGTGGTCTTTCAAATTGATTATTTGGTGGTCTTTCAAATTGATTATCTGGTGGTCTTTCAAATTGATTATCTGGTGGTCTTTCAAATGTTGGTGGTCTTTCAAATTGATTGTCTGGTGGTCTTTCAAATTGATTGCCTGGTGGTTGTGTCATAATTGGTGATTCAAATGCTGGTGCTAATGGTGGTTGTAATAAATTATCGGGTACAGTGGTTTTATTTTTAATTAATGAACTATAAATATTAAATGTTTGAAAAATACTTTTAATAATAATGTAAATTTTAATAAAACTTAATGAAATAATTTTACACAATATTCTTTTTTTATTTAAAATCTTGGTGTCTTCATTGTTTTTAGCTAAATTTTTTGATTGTAATATTTTATTTAAATCTTTTAAATCAAAAAAATACAATACTTTATTATTGTAGTTAATATTAGATTTTTCTTTGCCTTCACTATATATAGTTATATCAAAAGGGATTTTAACTCTATTTATATAATTTTCAAAAATTTCACTAGTTAATATATATAAATTTTCACACTCATCGCATTTACTTCTATCATCATTTCTTCCATTTGTTTTATAATCTTCAAAATCCGAAACAAAATTTAATAATAAATTTGAATTATTTAAATAATATGTAAATTTTTTATTTATAAATTTATCTAAATCTTCATCTGTTTTTGTTGAATTATTAAAAAAATTTGTTACAAAATTATCTGTTATAAAATTCATAATATTAATATATACTAATATATTATTATTAATACTAATATATTATTATTATTATTATTAATATATTATATTAAAAATTTAAATTGAATTAAATAGGTTTAAAAATAAATTATTTAATAACAGTGAGAATTAAATGTTAGAATCATCACAATGTAATTATGAAAACTTTATCAATAAAGGTCAAAAATTTAGTAAACAAGAAACAAGAAAAAATAAAGTAAAAGAAAATAATAATAAGAAAATATGGAATATATTTGATGAAGAATGTAAATCTAGCGTAAATATAGAATGTGTATATAGTAAAGAAGAAGATACACTGCTAAATGATAACTTGTGTGTTAATTGTAATGAATCTTTACGCATAGGGGAAGATGGATTTTTAACATGTTCTAATAATAAATGTGGTCTTATTTATAAAGATAATTTAGATCAAACTGCTGAATGGAGATTTTATGGTGCTGATGATAATAGTCATAGTGATCCGACCCGATGTGGTATGCCTATTAATCCATTATTAAAAGAATCTTCTTATAGTTGTAAAGTTTTATGTCCAGGTAAATCAAGTTATGAAATGCATAAAATTCGTAGATATACAGATTGGCAAGCAATGCCATATAAAGAAAAATCACGTTATGATGAATTTCAATTAATATCTAATATTTCACAAAATTCTGGAATTCCTAAAATTATTATAGATGAAGCAATGAGACTACATAAAAAAATATCAGAAACAAAAACATATAGAGGATTAAACCGTGATGGAATTATTGCGGCATCAATATATATTGCTTGTAGAATTAATAATTATCCTCGAACGGCAAAGGAAATAGCAAATATATTTAATTTAGACAATGCTAGCGCAACAAAAGGTTGTAAAAATGCTCTGTCTATTATTAATGAAATTGAGCATAATAATAATATAAATGAAGATATTACATCATTAAGTAAAACAACTCCATCATCATTTATTGAACGCTTTTGTAGTAAATTAAATATTAATAATGAATTAACAAATGTATGTAAATTTGTAGCATTTAAAATCGAACAATTGGGATTAATTCCTGAGAATACACCTCATTCTATTGCTGGTGGTATTATATATTTTGTCTCACAAGTATGTAATTTAAACATTACAAAAACATCAATTAACAATGTTAGTAAAATTAGTGAAGTAACAATTAACAAATGTTATAAAAAATTAGAAGTCTATAAAACTACGTTAATACCAGAAACAATTTTACTTAAATATAATTAATAATTATAAAATATTAACTATTAAACTAATACTTAGATATAATATTATATAAAAATAATTATATAATATTATATAAAATATTATTATAATGGAAACTATTATACCTAAAATAATTTTCATTGTTCCTTATCGTGATCGTATTCCAGAAAAAATACATTTTTCTGTTTATATGAAATATATAATGGAAGATTATGATAAAAATGATTATGAAATATATTACAGTCACCAAATGGATAACAGACCATTTAATAGAGGTGCTACAAAAAATATAGGTTTTTTAGTTATGAAGAAGAAATATCCTAATGATTATAATAATATAACTTTTGTATTTAATGATATAGATTCTCTTCCTATAAAGAAAAATATGTTTAATTACATAACTACACAAGGTATTATTAAACATTTTTACGGATTTACTTTTACTTTGGGTGGAATTTTTTCAATAGTTGGCAGTGATTTTGAAAAATGTAATGGATTTCCCAATAATTGGGGTTGGGGATTAGAAGATAATGTTATGAACGATCGAGTTTTATTAAACGAGTTTGTTATTAATAGAGAACAATTTTATCCACGAGATTCAAAAGCAGTAATGCATTTATATGATACTCCAGAGAGAATAATTAATAACAAAGAACCTGAAAATTATATAAAAAAAAATTTTAATGATAATTTAAATAATATACATGAAATCGATTTTGTAATTGTTCCAAATAATGACTCTACTACAGAAAATACTACTTTAACAAGCAATGAAACTGATACTAGTGAAATAAAAAAGAATAAAGTAACTACATTAGAACAAAATGAATATATGATTAATATATCAACCTTTAGAACATTTGTAAATCCAGCAAATGAAATTTTTTATACACAAAATACATTTTATAATACAAAACTAAAACCACATGTACATGAAAATATACAACATCAAAAAAGATGGGGATTACATAATAATTTTTTAAAACGCTAATTGTTGAAACAAATTAATTTAAAGTTAATATCATATATTATTTATTATGCTTTATATTTTGGAAGTGCAAAAAATTTGTTGGAATTATAAAAGTGAGCATGTAGGATATATGAATAAAGTATTTAGCACAAAGCAAGATGCTTCAGATTATTATAATAAATTTAATCAACATATGCCACCATTAAATAATGAAAATAACTGGTGTAGTGATTGGGATCCAAAAACGTGGTTAATGTACATTGTAAGAGAGCATTTTTATGAATACTTACGTATATTACCGTTTGAAAATATGAATGAAAATATAAATGAAAATATAAATAAAAATGAAAATAACAATAATTCTCTTATTAAATAAGTAATTTTGATTATATTTATAAATATAATCAAAAATGAAAATTATTCAACAGTTACAACTTTTGCTAAATTTCGTGGTTTATCTGGATTTAATCCTTTAGCAATAGAAATTTCATATGCCAATTTTTGTAATAGCACAGTAAATATTATTTCATTATAATAATCTAATTTATATAATAGCATATATTTATTATCTGCTATTTGTAATTCATCTATAACATTCTGTGAATTTGTTATAACAAATAGATTTGTTTCTCGTCCAAGTATTTCATAATATGTAGATTTTATAGTCACATAATTAGAATAATCATTATAATCAATTAATAACAGAGTCAAATTATTATGGTCTAATAAAGCAAATGGTCCATGTTTTAATGAACCAGCTGAAAATCCTTCACAATGAATATAAGTAACCTCTTTTATTTTTAAGGCACCTTCACATGCTATTGGATATAATTTGTGCTTTCCCAATATAAATAGACTATTAATTTTGTTATTAATAACAAAATCTCTCAAAATATTAATTTTATTTGTAATTTTACTATCATTTAATAATTGTGTTATACTATTTGGAAGAACTCTTAGACAATTTAAATTTCTTATATTATTTAATTCATTATTTACAAACCACATACTAATTAAACTTAGAACTATTAACATGCTAGTAAAAGATTTAGTTGATGCTACACTAATTTCTGAACCAGCATTTAAATATACACCACAATCAACTTCACGCGCTATTAATGAGTCTACTTTATTTATAATTCCCAGTGTTAAACATTTTTTATGCTTACAAATTTTTAAACAATTGTATACATCTATTGTTTCACCTGACTGGGATAAGAAAATACATAAAGTATTAGAGTTAATAACTGTTCTATTATTTGGTAAAGCATTCTCACTAAATTCGCAAGCATTAATAATTTTAACACTTACAAAATTGTTTATTTCATTCAAATATATTTCTCCTAATATAGAAGCATTAAAACTAGTACCACAACCAATCAAATAAATAAACTCAATAGAATTAATGCTATTAATTATTTGGTCAAGACCACCCAATTTAATAATATTATTATTAATTCGTCCCCCATAATTGTATGCTTTTTGTATTGTTTCTGGTTGTTCCATTATTTCTTTTAACATCCAATGAGCATAATGTTTTTTAGCATTATGAAAATCTTCATATATTGCTTTTTTAACGCTGGTATTAGTATTAGTATTATTTGATAAATCATATTCGTTATTTTCATTCAAAAATATATAATTATTATTATTAATCTTAACAATAGTATTATCGTCCAATGGAATATAATCATAAACTAATCCAATAAAACCATTTGTTTCTGAAGCACAAATTATGTAATTAGTATTATATCCTAAAAGTAATGGCGAACCTTTTCTTGTTATATAATATGTGTCTGGTATTTTTGTATAAATAATAATAAGAGCCCAAGTTCCTTCTAGTTCCAATAAACTTTTTCTAAGTGCTTCTTCAAAATTATTATTACTTAGTGTATAATATTCAATTAAATTGGCAATAACTTCACTATCTGTATCACTGTAAAATTTATAATTATTTGCTATTAAGAATTCTTTAATAGCTAAAAAATTATTAATTATACCATTATGAACTAATATAATATCTCCATTTTGTGAATAATGTGGGTGCGCATTATAATCTGTTTTGCCTCCATGTGTTGCCCATCTAGTGTGTCCTAGAGCAAATTTAGAAAAAATATTGCTTTCTAGATTTTTTTTTTGATATATTGATTTTAATAAATCAAAGCAATCTTTTTTAGAAGTAGACGCTTTTTTTAATATATCATGCTTATTTGTATTTGAATTCATATAACATATTCCCATTGAATCATAACCCCTATTTTGTATTAATTCTAAACTATTAAAAATATGCTCCAAAGCATTTGTATTTTTTTTCGAATATATAAACGTTATTCCGCACATTTTTGGATTAGTATATTAGTTAATATTAAAGTTTTAATTGTTAATATTAATTAATTTATTAATATTTTATTGTTAATATTTTGATATTTTTAAAAGTCTTCTCCAAATTCAAAAGTATTTACTTTCGAATCTTTTGTAGCAAGTGAATATTCACTTACACGATCTTCAAAAAAATTCGTTTTTGTTTCAATGCTAATATTTTCCATCCATTCAAATGGATTTTTGCTTTCATAAATTTTATCACCTCCTAACTGAAGACTTAGGCGATCAGCAACAAATTCAATATAATCTTTCATTAAAACTTGATTCATACCAATTAATCTACATGGAAGTGCTTCGGTAATAAATTCAAGTTCAATTGCTACTGCCTCGCTGATTATTTCTTGAATTTTTTGTTTTTTAAGTGGTTTTAATAATTTGCTATGTAATAATACAGCAAATTCAGTATGTAATGCTTCGTCACGAGATATTAATTCATTAGAAAATGTTAATCCAGGCATTAATCCGCGTTTTTTAAGCCAATAAATAGCGCAAAATGCTCCTGAGAAAAATATTCCTTCAATACAAGCAAAAGCAACTAATCGTGTAGCAAAATTCGATTTTTTATCATTTATCCATTTGATAGCCCAGGCACCCTTTTTTTTTATACATTCATATTCATCTAAAGCGTTAAATAATTTTGACTTTTGTACTTTATCTTTAATATATGTATCAATTAAAGTAGAATAGGTAATAGAATGAATATTTTCCATAGCAATTTGTAATCCATAAAATGCTCGTGCTTCACTAAGTTGAACTTCACCCATAAAACGAACTCCTAAATTCTCTAATACAATACCATCACTTGCTGCGAAAAATGCTAAAATCATAGAAATAAAATGCTTCTCATCATCGTTTAAATTATCCCAATCTTTATTGTCTTTTGATAAATCAATTTCTTCAGCTCGCCAAAATAAATCTTCTGCTTTTTTATACATTTTCCAGATGTCTTGGTCTTTAATTGGAAACATTACGTAACGACCAAGGTCTTCTTGTAATAATGGTTCTACGATATTTTTATTCATCCTAAATAATATATGTATAGATTTTTATATTTTTTTTATATATATTATAAAAATTATTATATTACAAAATAAATTTTTTATTATAATATTTATATAATATGAAATTCCAATTACCCAAAAATATTATATCTAATAGTGTTTTTAAAAACGTGTTATATTTAGTAACCTTAGCTTTAGCTGTAAGTTATATTATTGATGAACAAAGTTTAGCACTTATAAGTTTAATAGTAATTGCTTGTGGAGTATATTTAATGAATAAAAGTGTTGTCATTGCTTTATTTGTATCTATTATTATTACTAATTTACTATTATCAATGAATTATTTTAAACAATTTGATATAATAGAAGGCAATACTCCTAATAAGAAACAAGACGCAAAACAAGCATAAACATTAATTTGCTAATAATAAAAAGATATAAATACTTTTTCTCTACATATAAATTTATATTTATATAAATATAAATATAAGTATGAATATAAAATTCAAATTACCAAAAAATATTATTTCTAAAAATCTTGTTATTGCTTTGTTTATAATAATTATTATTTTATTATTAACTATAAATTATTTAAAAGAATTTGATATAGTAGAAAGTAATGAAAATATAAATAAACCACTAACAGAAGAAGAAATAAAAGCAAAAGAAGAAGAAATAAAAGCAATAGTAAGAGAAATATTATCAAAAATACAAAATATACATTCTGAATTACTAAAAGCAATACAAGCAATTAATTCAGTAAGAACTATTATACGAAAAGAAGACGAACAAAAATATGAAGAAGTAAATAAAGAGGTAAATAAAGAATTAAATAAAGAATTAAATAAAGAATTAAATAAAGAACTAAATATAGCAATAACTAAATACGTATTACCACTTATTAATGAATTTCAAATAACGTTAAACGCAGTAAAAATAAATACTAGTTTAAGTTCAATAAAAAATGACACATTACCAAAAACATTAAGTCTATCAAAACTAGCTAAATCAGCAGGAAATAAATTTTTAAATATACAAGAAAAGATGGATGAAAACCCAAGTAAGAATACAGAAATATACTCAAAAATTAAAGAAGCAAAACTAAAAATATACAATGTACGATATTTGGCAGAGGATTCTTTTTATATAGCACAAGCAGCATAATAATTATTTTTTTGTTATTTGAATACAAATCTTTATGCTAAATCTTTATGCTAAATAATATATCTATAAATTTATTAATGTATGTATAAATTTATATTTATATTTATATAAATATAAATATGAATATAAAATTCAAATTACCAAGAAATATTATTTCTAATAATGTTGTAAAAAATGTGTTATATTTAATAACTTTAGCATTAGCACTAAGTTATATTATTAATGAGCAAAATGTAGCACTTATAAGTTTAATACTAATTGCTAGTGGAATATATATAATGAATAAAAATGTTGTTATTGCTTTATTTATATCAATTATTATTACTAATTTATTGTTATCCATGAATTATTTTAAAAATATTGATATAATAGAAAATGCTGAAAATATGAATAATTGTTGTCCTGGATCTACATTTTATAGCACTAACTTATCAAATTATAGCGATTTAACTGAAAATAAAAATAATAAAATTACTTGTGCTAATATTGAAAGAACTATAAATGCAAAAATGCCTACAGAGGAATCACAAAAAGCAAAATTTTTAACAATGTTATATTCAAATAATGATTATTTGAAAGCAGTAAGTATATGTAATACTATGGATCCAAATAGTTCTACAGTAAATGCTAAAGGGATGGTGTTTAAAAAATCCGAAACAAATATTAATGTATTAGAAAGTCCTAATACATTACCCAAAGATATATTAGATATATTAGCATTTAGTAATATTAGAAATAATTTAAACACAAATGATAAAAATATTTTAGAAAAAAATGTAATTGAACCATTACAAAAAATGAATGAGAATTTAATAGATTACGCAAGACAAAATAATTTACAAAGAGCAATAACTATTTCAGATTTAACAAATGTTCAACGAACTCAATTAGCAAGTATAAAAACTATACTAAAAGGATTATATACTTCATCAAATACACCATTAACAACAACAAAAAAGGATACAACTTATACATTACTAGGCAAAAATAATATTCCTATAGGAACACAATACATATTAAATACAGACCAATTTTTTGATTGCGCTGGCGCTGTTAATAATAGTAATAGTGGAACATTATCACAATCTAATATAATAGATTTAAGCAATAATGATTATTTTGGAACATCTGGTCGTCCTGTTAGTCAAGGCGGATTAGGAGATGCTAGCTATAATCCATACGGAACACTAACCCTACCAGATTTATATCCAAGTAATAAAGATTTAGAAATGGAATTGCGGAGATTAGAAACTATACCTTCGTCTGGAAATGTTCCAGTTAATGTAATAAGTAGTTATTTAAATACAATAAATAATTTCTATGAAAAACAATTACAAAATTTAACTAGTTCTAAAACTAATTCATTAAATCAAGAATCAATAAATGATATATATAGTATTAAAACAATGAAACCTACATTTTTTACATATGATAATACGTATAATAATGAGTATCAATGCGAAGATAGTGTAACAGGAAATTCAGCATTTAAATATTGTGGCCCATCAGCATATTATGATGTCCCCAAATTTTAAAATAATATTAATATTTATAATATTTATTATAGTTATTATATTTATTATATTTATTATATTTATATATATATTATATATATAATAATATGTATGGTTACGATCCTATATTTTTAGAAAAAAGAAAATTAAACGAATGGTTAGACGAATCTGAGGACAATATTTTAGTAATTTTTGATAAAAATAGTTTGAAGTTTTCTGCGTCACCAAATGATAGCATAAAAAATAAATCACAAGACAAAGTTTTTTGTTTGAAAAAGCAATTTTTATTTAACCCAGAAATAAAAGACATATATCTAAAATGTATTATAGAAAATGAACAAGTTATGGTAAAAAAGACATATGCTAATAAAACTACTTATAATAACATAGGATATTATATTAATAAAAATGTGCTAATTGATATTAAAGCTATTAAACCTTCATTACATAATGAGCGCATTTTTAAAGTTTCAATAAATACAGAAAATATAGATACAGGCAAGTGGCAGGCGGCAGGAGAAAATATGTATATTTCAAAAGAAACTTTAGCATTATCTAAAATTGGAGTATTTAAAAACAAAGAAATAAATGTTGTGGATAAAAAAATTATTAATAAAAATATTCCATATAAAGAAGACGTTTATTTTGAACAGTTATTATCAAAAGCATTGTTTGATTATTCTTATAAATGGGATGGACCAATAAATTCTTATTTACGATTAGGTCTCCCCTATTTTTTGACTCCTATTTTTAATCAAACATATAAAGTTTATGGAGACACTAAAAAATATGCTATTTTAGAAATTTTAGCTAAAATAGAAGATTTAGATAGAGCATTTTTAGAAGCCGCACCAAGGCACGAAGACTCGGAAAAAGCATATTTTAGAGGAATGAAACAACCTTTTGAAAATTTTACAAAAGAAGGCGATACAATAACGGTGCAAAATTTTATGTCTATTACTACAAACTTTAAAGTAGCAGTAGGATTTTCAGGAATAAGAAAAGGTGGACAAACCAAATGTTGCGTATATAAAATTTTAGTATCAAATGGTGTACCATATATAAATATGATAAATACAACAAAATATAAAGCTGAAAATGAAATATTATTACCAAGAAATTTAAAAATAACTTTTATAAAAAAAGCAACATTGGCACATCAATCTTATGGTGAAATTCCGGTAATAATTGTAAGAGTTTCATTACAAAATAATGACCAATTTAAAATTCCTAGTGGTTGTAAGAAATTTTATTTAGGAAAATTAATTGGTGTTAAGTCGTCATATTTAGACACAATTAGTAAAACTGAAACTGAAAATAAACCTAAACCCAAAACTAAAAATAAAACTAAAACCAAAACCAAAAATGAAATAATTGTGCCTACATTAATTGAACCTACAAAAGTAATACCAGAAAGAAAGAAGAACATAACAAAGAAGCAAGCAACAAACATAAAACGTTGCCCTAATGGAACTCGTAAAAATAAAACAAGTGGTCTATGTGAACCAATTATAACTACTTCTATTAAAAAAGAAAATAAAACATTAAAACAAAAAACAAAAGCTAAACGTTGCCCCAATGGCACACGAAGAAATAAAATATCTGGACTATGTGAAAAAAATAATGAAGTTTAAATTAATTCTTTAAGAAATTCTTTAAGAAATTCTTTAATATTATATTATTTATAAATAATAATATGAGAGATTGTTGCGCTAGCACAAAAAGAGCAAAAAAATGTAAAAGAAAAGATGGGAAATTATTTAATCTTCCGCGTAAATTTACTAAAAAACGTTGTGCTCATATTAAAGGTTTCACTATGCGTTCATCTTGTGCGCCATATAAATATTGCTAAATTTTATTTACTGTAGCTATGAAATAAAAATGCGGCAGTGGCTCCTAATAATTGAGCAATTATGTATACAAAAAATTTAGAGGCATCTATTTTTTTAGATAATAACATCATATAACTTACAGCAGGATTGAAGTTGCCGCCAGAAACTTTACCACCAAAATAAATAACTGACGCTAAAGTAATACCTATTGCTAAAGGATCGCCCGACATTAAAATTACTGCCAAGAAAATAAAAGTTCCTATGAATTCTGTGAAAAATTCTATCAACATTTTATATATATAAATTATAAATTATAAATTATAAATTATAAATTATAAATTATAAAATTACAAAATATAAACAAAAATTTAAAACTTATATAAAGTTATGAATAAAACTGGAACAAAATCTACTATTTATGACCCGGATACAAATTCTGTAAAGCATGTAGATGAAACATATTATTGAAGAAGGAGAAAAATTATTACCATAAATAAACATGACTTAATATTTTAGCATTATAATAACCTTTCGATTTTCTTTTTTCTAATGCTATTGCTGCGCCTCTTTTTTTTGTTCCAGAATGCCGATTAAAATAATTTTGCATACGTTTACGATCATTGTGATTCTTATAAGCATATAATTTTAAAGGGGTTCTGTCCTTAAATTGTTGATAATCAGATGCGCCAAAATGTATTTTGCGTATTTTTTGTGTTGCTTTGTTTTTAACATATGCTGTATATTTTTTTCCTGTAATTTTACTTCTCTCAAATTTAATAATTTTTTCATGCATATTTTATTTTAAATTATATATAGTAAAATAAAATAATATAATATAATATAATATAATATATTTTTTATAGTGTTATACTATAATACTATAATACTATGAATGTACCTATTAAATACTTACCTAAACACATAAGTAAAAAAGATAAGAAAACATTAGTAAATGAATTAAAAAAATCACGTAAAGCTTATAAAAAAAATAATTATTATACACGTAAACATATTTCTTCATATAAATCCAAACCTTCACAACATATATTAAATGTAAAAAAATTATATAATCTGGATAAATTAGTCATTAATTCTAATCTCTCCAAAAAAACAGGATGTTCTATAAATTCATTGCGCAAAATTGTAAATAAAGGACAAGGTGCTTATTACTCATCTGGTTCAAGACCAAATCAATCAAGTCACAGTTGGGGACTAGCGCGTTTAGCAAGTTCAATTAGCGGAGGAAAAGCATCAGCAGCAGATTATAAAATATTAGAGAACGGATGTAATAAATCATCTAAAGCATTAAAATTAGCAAAAAAAGCAAAATTAAAATACAAATTTGGGACGCATAGAGTAAGAAAAACTAAACTATACTAAACTATTCTAAATTAAACTTATTTAGAATACACTAATCCCGCAAAACCATTTTGAAACAATAATATATTATATTTTTCTTCTATAACGTGTAAATTGTAAGTATATTTATAAATACTAGTAGGGTCTTTTGTTACTCCAATAACAGCACCCGTTTCGTCACAAATAGTTGAAAAGTTTGAGTTTATTGGATCTATAGGAGGATTACTATAATTATTATATTCAAATTCAATTGTTTTAAATAAATTAGTATTAAATGCTCCATTTGGTTGTAGTTTAAAAGGGTCTGTAGTCAATGAAAAATTATAACAATATAATCCTGTTTTACTACATGCTCCATTAGATTTATTATATTTTTCTAGTTTACTAAATATATTACTATCAAATTCTTGTTCTCTATATTTACCATCACAAACAATAGCAAAATTTTTCATTATTTCGCATTGATTTGTTTGTGAGTATAAATCTGGAGTTTGTCCAGTTGTATAAATATTTTTTGAAATATCACTATTATAACTAAAATGCGGAATATAATATTTATATTCATTACTAATTTGAAGTTTTACTAAATCATTTGGAATTTTGTCTTCATATAACCAATTAGTATAATTAGACCATTCATTCCTAGAAGCAACATCACTTCGTTGAAAATACCACATCCAACTACTTATTAAACCTTTTGACTCTATTTTTATTTTATTAGACTTTATAGCTTTTTCAAAATTATATTCATTGATTTCTCGTATTAAATAACTCTGACTATTTTTAGCAAAATGTTTACGCTCGGCTTCCTCCAAAAAACATTGCGTACATATTAAATGAACATTAGTATTTATAAGTGTATTATAATTTCTATAAGTATCAATATTGTAAGCTAAATCTGTAACTGGTGGAGGATGTATAAATCTTTTAAATTGATAAACAAAATTATTTTGATTTGCTTGAATTTGTGGAACATTGTTATAGGGTATAGGATTTATAGAATTATCATATAACACATCTTTTATTGTGTATAATTCATTAATAGGTCTTAATGTAAAATCAATAACTAATTCACTATATTGTAAACATATTAATGGTAGTGCCATTAAAGATGACATAGAAAACCAACTATTAATTGGTATATATAAATTATAATCGCGTATTGATGGTTCAATTCCACTTATATCAGGACTAACACCAATACTATTAAACGCACTTGGATAATTATTATTTCTATTAGTGAAATTTGCCGGATCATTTAATTCATTAATATTTCCTGTCATTTTATCAAATATTGCTTTTTTATTGGCATCATAATCCCGTTCTACAATATTTTGTAAATAATGACCACTAAATTTTTGTATTGTTGTACCATCAATTGTTATATTGACTTCTTTAATTATTTGGCAACCAATATTTTTAATCCATTTAAACTCATATGGTCTATATTCGTAATTAGTATCTATATCAGTATAAGAATATTTTAAAACAGGACTCCATATTCTTGGTAATTTTATTACTAAATAAATATCCATTAGTAAATCTCCATAGCGCATAATTTTAAAACTAAATTTAGAAATTTTTGTAACATCTAATTCAGTTTGTCCTATTTGGTCAAGTCTAAATTTTTGTAATCCAAAATTAGTATATTTAGAATATGTTGACTTAAAAAAACTTTTAGTTGGATTACCCGTCAGAATAATATTTTGATTTCCTAATGCTATTAAATTTAATAATCCACCTGCCATAATATTAATTAATATAACATTATAATTTTTATTTATGTCATAATATATTTTAATTTTTTTT